TTTAGATTGCGAGTCGATGTTAATATCTCCATTTACGTCGAGTGTGTATTGTGGGGTTGTCATTCCGATACCAACATTAGATGTCGATGTATCAACATAAAGGTTGGCTGTACCAACCTCGAGGGTCGAAGTTGCTAAAATACTGCCATGTACTTTAAGTTTATTTGTTGCATCCGCATCACCCCCAATACCGACATTTCCCGTTGGTCTAGAAATATCACTCTCATTTGTGGCTACAGTCCAGTTACTAAACACAGCCTCAGTACCCCCTATTCTTAATGTGGAACCTTCCGCAATGTTAATATCTCCATTTACGTCGAGTTTATGTTGTGGATCTGTTACCCCAATCCCTACTCTAGACGTCGAAGTATTCACAACAAGGTTGGCTGTACCAACCTCAAGGTTCGAAGTTGCCAGAATATTTCCAGTTACCTCGAGGTTCGAAGTTGCTAAAATACTGCCATGCACTTTAAGTTTATTTGTTGCATCTGAAACACCCCCAATGCCAACATTCCCTATTGACCTAGAAATATTGTCACCATTCACAGTCCAATTACTAAAAACAGCCTCAGTACCCCCTATTCTTAATGTGGAACCTGTCGCAATGTTAATATCTCCATTTACGTCGAGTTTATGTTGTGGATCTGTTACCCCAATCCCTACTCTAGACGTCGAAGTATTCACAACGAGGTTGGCTGTACCAACCTCAAGGTTCGAAGTTGCTAGAATATTTCCAGTTACCTCGAGGTTCGAAGTTGCCAGAATACTGCCATGCACTTTAAGTTTATTTGTTGCATCTGAAACACCCCCAATACCAACATTTCCCACACCGCGATTAATTCCATTTGTATCAGTCGTCCAGTTACTAAACACTACTTCAGAACCATCTCTTTTTAGTGTAAAACCTGTTGCGATGTTAATATCTCCATTTACGTCGAGTTTATGTTGTGGATCTGTTACCCCAATTCCTATATTACCAGAATCGTCGAAATGTACATTCGTCTCCTCCACGATCTCACCGTCACTTGTATACGCGAGTGCACTCCCAGGGATGTTACCGCCACGGACAGGCTTTACATAAAAGCGAGACGTACCTCCACTGTTTAGTGCAACTCCAGATGCGTTGAGAATGATGGAATTGTTATGTTGATTTGTCGTACCTGCATCTTTTCCAATGGCAATGGTTGGAGAACCCTGACCTGTCCCACCCGCCCCACTCCCAATCTTTACGCGATCTGCCACCAGTCCGGGCATATTTGCCTGGACCAAACCAGTAAGTCGTGTACCTATTCCCGAAAATTCGGGTGCGGTTAAGATACCCGTACTCGCTACATAAGTAAGACCTGGGTGTGAAAATAACGATCTATTACCACTAGCACTATCATTAGGTCCAAAAATGATTCGTCTGGTACCAGTGTTGACATCCGATTGTACGGTGACATATACATTACTCACATTATCTGCATTCGTTGCTATGGATGCGCGACCAGTGAGTGGTCCAACAAATTCAGTCGCTGTGACAGTTCCATCAACATCAAGTTCCGTTGTAGGATCTGTTTTACCGATACCCACATTACTGGTTTGATAGAATATAGTGTCATCAGTGTTTATCGTCCATACCCCAGCGCCACCGACAACCGCAGAAGCTGCAATATTTGATAGGAGGTATCCATCCCCCGAAACACTCGTCGTCGTCAAAGCCCCTACATTAGCCGTCCCATGTACATCGAGAAAGTACTGTGGGGTATTCGTCCCAATTCCAATATTAGAAGACGCATACACATTTCCTTCAACGTGAAGAGTTGCTTGGGGTGTTTTGGTACCTACACCAACTCTAGTTGTTTCAGTATCCACGTACAAATTCGCTGTACCGACTTCGAGGTTCGATAACATATAAACGTTACCCTCGACATGGAGGGTGGCATCGGGATCTCCTGTCCGAATACCAACATTACCAAGTGTATAACCAATATTGTCAAATTCCAGTGACGAATGGTCCCATTGTGTCTGATATTCAATACCCACACCATTAACCACCCCCGCTATTTCGAGAGTGCCACCTTCTGGTATAATTTTATCCACTTTGAGTAGTTTACCACCCATATAACTTTAACTTATATTTTATCTTTTACTCAAATGCGTCGTCACCATATAGGTCCTTGAGAATCTCTATGACATCCTTCGCATCTTTGTGAGCCGATTGAGTTGAGCGCAACATCCATTTTGCATGTCTCTTAATCTTTTGTTCAGCCTCCCTATGCTTCTTTAGCTCAGCCTTAAGTTTTTCAACTTCGGTAGTTGCGGCCTTCACGATAATCGGTCGCCTTGGTGTTTCAGGAGAATATTGTCGCCAATGTTTTTCACTCATGTTATAAATACGCAGTGGTCTAACGGCCAGCATGTATTTATAATGGGAGATACAACTTTATATTCGTTTAGACGGTAACCTTCTTTTTGGTTGGGGCCTTCTTCGTCGTGGACGCCTTGGTGGGAGCCTTGGTAGGAACCTCCTTTGAGACACACTTACATTCACAGGCGGGACCAGCGGGACCAGTGGGACCAGTGGGACCAGCGGGACCAGTGGGGCCCTGGGGACCAACACCACCTGTACCGACGTTGTCGACGATCTTAAGAATAAGGTCATAAAGACGTCCCTTATCGAGGCGGGCGCGCTTCATCTCCTGTTCAATCTCTTTGCGTAGAGAATCCATTGTACTATATATAAAAGAAAGATTATCTTTAAATCAAATGATCATCATAGGTCCTAATCTCAACACGGGTATAGGAAATCAAGCATTGAAGTATACCAGATTATTTAAACCAGATTCGAGTTATCATGTATACGGGTCTCAACTTCCTGAAAGTGAACACGGCCTGATTTATATGCTACCAATTTATGATCACTTGGAATATCTCAAGTATGTGCGAACACGGGTTAAAAATCTCGCATGCATGACCATCTGCGAAACCGAAACAGTTCACGAAGATTACGGTCTCATCATGAAGGAGTTCAAGAAAGTGGCTGTTCCTAGTGAATTTTGTAAGAGGGTCTTCTCTCGACAATTTCCTGAAAATGAATTCTATGTCATTCATGCACATGTTCCTAAACCGGTGGAGAAACCATACACATTTTATCACATCGGAAACATCATGGATCCTCGGAAAAGGTTTCGAGATGTACTACAAGCATTCATTCGATTGAATGAACCAAACTCACGTCTCGTCGTAAAGGCAACGTGTCGACAACCCATAGACATCCAATTACCCCGTGTAGAGGTCATTAACGAACTCATCTCAGATGAACAAATGGATGATCTTCATAATCGTTGTGATTGTTATGTAAGTTTCTCACATTCTGAAGGTATAGGTATGGGTGCTGTCGAAGCTGCATTGAGGGATAAACCTGTGATCATAACGGATTATGGTGGTGCACCTGAATACATCAAGACACCATATACTATCGACTGTGGACTTCAAGAGTTGGAGAAGGATGACTTCCTCTTCAAAAAGGGAATGGTTTGGGGAAAACCAAACTTTGACCAACTCTTGGAGTACATGAGACACGCATACGATAATCGTGTTCGACACATGGATCACCTGCACACAAAAAATCTAGTTGGAAGGGAAAATGTTCTAGAAGAATTCATCTTGAATATAGTTGGTAGCGAGAACGATAAGACCGATGAGAATGGTACCGCTCATCAGTGAATCCTTTTGTGCGATCGCTGTCATCACGAGATCATCGATGACTTGGACACCTGTAGGCTTCTTAACTATACGGGGTAGGAGAGTGCTGATTGTGATGTAAAGCGCCATCGCTATTATTACAGGTCTAAGACTTTCTTGGTCTAACATCATCTTTCTATTACTCATCGATTTTAATTTTGCTCACATCCACCTTCATCCCAATGATCGCATTCTTCACACTATGTTTCTTACAGTAATCACCACACACAGCTTTGAATGAACAGGATTTTCCAGACATGGTCGTCGCACAACAAATCTTTTTAGATGTTCTCTGTTCATTCACTACATCTGGGGGTTTGTCAATGACGATCAACTTTCTCGATTCCTTCTTCTCCTGATGTCTCTTGTAGGACATCTTACATTTCCATGTCGCATCTGCGAGATTGTAGCATGCATCATTTGCCTCACTGAGACGGTACATCTTGACCGCGTCATTGAGGCAACGCTCCCACATGGTATCTCGAATGACTTCCATTTTTGTTTCTTGATTTTTTGGATTACCAAACTTCACTTAGGTTTTTTATGCAATTTCAGAAAGGTACATGTCAACTTGGCCCTCAAAGTCTGGGAACTTATCAACAGTCTTCTTCGTCACCATCTCTTGAACGTTCATGATGTGTTCCTTAAACTTCTTCACATCGATTCCTGTAGCATTATGGATTTGTGTATCCGTGGCGATGTTACTGAGGGCATGAAGAAATCCGACAGCGTAGTTTGCATTTCTCACAGACATGACTGGTGACGAGTCTTGTTGTGCTGTGATGGCATACTGTGCCGCCTGTTTTACCATTTTTTCGATTGAGTTCTTAGTACCTCTCGATCGGTTCTGCATCACCAAGAACAGTACAAAGATAGCAGCTATCAGGTAGAGGTACATCTCTTACTTTACTTCAAGAAAGTTTTGACAGGCTTGCATCGTCTTCACGTGATCACCTTCATCGTTTCGAACGTTGACGAATACGTCATATAAACTCTGGACATCATCGTAGTAGTTCGAAGCCACAGCTGGTGGTTTCTCAAGAGAGAGACTTGCTCCATTCTGCTTGAGGAATTCGTCATAGGTGTGATAGGCATGTTCCTCCACCTGTTCGGAGAGGTTGTACGCCATCCTAGGTGACACCACGTATAGGAGACATGTCAGCCAATAGTATGCGAAGGCTGTGTGCTGTGCGAACAAACGATCCACAAAGCGCTCATCACCACCCAAGTCCTCCATGATAAGAAGGTGGTGGTACTCATTCATTGTCTGTGCGAAGTGTGTCTCTAAGAAGTCAGCCTTACGCCACACACCAAGGGTTTCGTACAAATGTAAAACAGACACAAATGAGAAGTATGGGACACGGGCGACCGTCTCGAGGACATAGAACCGAGCATAGTCCCGATCCTTATACACCCTGTCAATCACCTTCACAGCTGATTTAACGACAGCCTTGTTGATACGCTTCTCGAGTTTTACGATCGGTTTGATGGATGTGATGGTGAGCATATATTTTGTATAGATGTTTATTTTTAATTTCAACCTAAGTTAAAAGTTAGATCCGTAATAAAACCAAGAAAATATGGAGAGTGTCCAAAAGCTCACCCATATCGAACACGTTCTCAAGAGACCTGACTCCTATGTCGGTCCGGTTGAGTTGGGTACAGAACCCTACTGGATCCTCAATGGTGAAAAGTTCTCGAAGAAGAACCTCAAGTACTCTCCAGCCCTCTTGAAAATCTTTGATGAAATCCTCGTCAATGCCATCGACCGCAACTCTCTCCACCCCAAACAGGTTAGTTCCATCTCCGTCGCCATTGATAAGGAATCAGGTTCTGTGACCATCGAGAATAATGGTCCCCTAGGTGGTATCAGTGTTCGTATGCATGAGAAGGAAGGTCTATGGAACCCCGAACTCGTCTTTGGTCACCTCCTCACGAGTACCAACTATGATGACACACAAAAGAGGATTGTCGGTGGCCGCAACGGCTATGGTGCCAAGTTGGCGAACATCTACTCTACCGAGTTTTCGATCGCTATCAAGGACCACGAGACTAAGCAGACTTATACTCAAAAGTGGTCGAAGAACATGACTGTCTGTGACCCACCAAAAATCAAAAAACATTCGGGTGCCACGTCATCGGTCGCTATCACTTTCACCCCTGAGTGGAAGAGATTTGGAATGTCAAAGATGGACGATACCATCTACAGTATCTTCCAAAAGAGGGTTTGGGATGCAAACATTTGTACGACCCAAAACTGTAAAGTGAAGTTCAATGGAGAAGTTCTCACCAAACAAAATTTTGAAGCCTATGCTAAAATGCATGAAGGTGTCGAAGAGGTGACTTGTGTCAATGGGGATCGGTGGTCGGTCTGTATCGGTCCGTCTACCGACGGGATGGAACAAGTCTCCTTTGTGAACGGTCTCTGCACTAATAAGGGTGGAACTCATGTCGACCATGTCGCGAACCACATCGCCAACGGTATCATCGATGAGATGGCAAAGAAGATTAAGTTGAAACCTCAACAGGTTAAGAATACCTTCAACATATTTGTCAAAGCAACCCTTGAGAACCCAACCTTCTCCAGTCAGGTGAAGTCTGAATGTACCTCGAAGTCTCCCAACTTTGGGAGTAAATTTGAACCACCCAAGAACTTTATCAAAAATGTTCTCAAAACTGGCATCGCTGATGAACTCCTGGCACTCTCGAAGTTTAAGGAGATGAAGGAACTCCAGAAGTCTGATGGTGCTCGTAAGTCTAAGATTACTGGTATTCCCAAGTTGGATGATGCCAACAAAGCAGGGACTGTTCACTCTGGTAAGTGTACTCTCATTGTGACAGAGGGTGACTCGGCGAAGACCCTCGCGGTCGCGGGTCTCTCTGTTGTTGGTCGCGATCACTATGGTGTATTCCCACTTCGTGGTAAGTGTAAGAATGTGAGGGATGTCTCTGTGGCGCAGTTGACCTCCAACCAGGAGTTCAACGACCTCAAGAAGATTTTGGGTCTCCAACAGGGTAAGGAATACACGAGTGTCTCCGAGCTTCGTTATGGACGCTTAATGATCATGACCGATGCTGATAATGATGGGTCTCACATCAAGGGTCTCATCCTCAATATGATCCACTACTTCTGGCCCAGTCTTTTGAAATTGAATTTTGTGGTATCGATGGTGACACCAATCATCAAGGCTACAAAGGGTTCTGAGACCAAGTCTTTCTACACCGACTCGGCTTTCAGAACATGGTATGGTACTGACAAGGCTGGATGGAAAATCAAGTACTACAAGGGTTTGGGTACTTCTACCTCAGCTGAAGCTCGTGAATATTTCAAGAAGATTCAAGACCTCACTGTGAAGTTTGATATGGACACGATGACGGATGACTCTATCGTTCTTGCTTTCGATAAGAAGAAGTCTGATGCGCGGAAGTCTTGGCTCCTCGAGAGTACTGCCAAAGATGCTAACCAACTCGAGGTGGCCTATGGTGATGTGAAGCAGTTGGATATCACTGACTTTGTACACAAGGACTTGGTGAACTTTAGTCTTGCAGACTTGAAGCGTTCTATCGCTCACATGGCGGATGGACTCAAGCCTTCACAGAGGAAGGTGATGTACTCCTGTTTCCAGAAGAACCTTCGTGATGAAATGAAGGTTGCACAATTGGCTGCATTTGTTGCAGAAAAGAGTGCTTACCATCATGGCGAAGTTTCCCTAGCGGATACGATCGTAAAATTGGCGAATGATTACACAGGATCCAACAACATCAATCTTCTTGAGCCATGTGGTCAGTTCGGTACACGTCTCATGGGTGGTAAGGATGCGTCTCAAACGAGGTATATCTTCACGAAGCTCACCAAGGAGGCGAGAAAGTTGTTTGACCCCAAAGATGACGCTATCCTAAACTACCTCGACGATGATGGACGCTCCATCGAACCAGACTTTTACATGCCCACCCTTCCCATGGTTTTGGTGAATGGGACGGAAGGGATTGGGACCGGGTTCAGTTGCTATGTCCCACCCTTCAATCCCGAAGACATCAAGGAGAACATCAAACGGATGTTGTGTGGTGACACACCTGTCGAAATGAAGCCGTGGTTCAGAGGTTTCAAGGGTAAGGTGTTCAAGGATGATGGGGGTCTGTGGGTCACCGAAGGTACATGGAGAGACACCGGCTCCAGACTCAAAGTTACGGAACTTCCACCAGGTCGCTGGACTCAGGATTACAAGGAGTATCTGGATACCCTCATGGAGAAGAAGATGATTACGAGTTACACGAACAACAGTACCACTGAGGATGTTGACTTTGAAATCTTTGGGTACTCGGGGAAGGACTTGGTGAAAGACCTCAAGATGCGAAAGACATTCCACACATCAAACATGCACTTGTTCCACCCCACTAGGGGTATTCACAGGTACACAACCCCCGAAGAGATTCTCAAAGATTTTGTGGAATTGCGTCTCGAACACTATAAGAAGAGGAAGGTGCATCTCATCGATGTCCTCGAAAAGAGGGCTGAGATGTGTAGCCTCAAGTCAAAGTTTGTGACGATGGTCATCGAGGGAAGGTTGGTCGTATTCAAGAGGAAGAAGGTGGACCTCGAGAAGGAGATGTCTGTAACATTCCCCAAGATTGATGGTTCGTGGGACTACCTCCTCAACACGAAGACAGTTGAGTACACGGAAGAGCGCGTCAGGGCGCTTGTGGATGAGGCGCGACGGGCGAACGTTGACCTTGAGCGTATGCTAAAAACGAGTCATGTGACAATGTGGAAAACAGATATTAAAAATATGTGAGCAGTAAGTAGATATGGGTGAGGCTGCCAAAATTTCCCTTAAAGCTATTGGAAAGCAGGATACACACCTCCTTTCCAATGACCCAGAAGATTCTTTATTTAACTATAATGAACACCCGAGACACTCCGAGTTTCGAAAGTATCACAATGTATATAACGTGAACCAAGGTCTAGAAGCTACATGGCCCTTTGGTGAAACGATTCGAGTTGAACTGAATCCAAAAAACATGGGAGACCTGCTTAATAACGTGTGGATCCAAATGAAACTACCAGATTGGAATTTTCAGGATATTACATTCAACGAGACAGTTCAAAAAGTTTTGTTTGGTGGTAAAACCTTGGCGGAATTTGGTTTCGTGGGAGAAACCGAAGCAGAACAATTCAGGAATTGGTGGCTCGCTGGTGCTCCGAATGTAGTTGGTATCACTCTCCCACTCTTTTCATTCCCCAATTTCGAATCTTTCCGGTCATTCGAACAACAATTTAATGACTTACTTTTGACACTCCTTCCATCGGAATTGTTTACAAATATACCCCCAATTGTACTATTCACACTTCTGGGAATTGTTTCTGGAACGGTAGAACCTGGATCACAATTACTCATTGAGTTGGGTATAGATAGAGGCAATACGTTAATTCCTTCTGATATATTAGATTTCCTCGATGGAACCACGCAACTTGCTGGTGTACAGGATATTCAGTCGATAGTTCAAACTCAAGCCGATGCGGAGTTGTTTGCCCTTCTCCCGGATATTGTCAAAGACATTGTTACGGGTGCGGCACCCCCACCCGAATACAAATTACCAGAGATTGCAAACTGGGCGTGGGATCTTCAGTTACTTGGTAGGAAGATAATCAAGAATGTCAAATTTATCGTGGGTAATCAAACACTCGAGGAAATTTCGGCTGATTGGTGTATCATCCACGACAACATGTATACAAACGATTCGCAGAAAATGTCTGCGAATACACTCTACAATAGGAACATTGTTGGTGGT